TGACAGAAGAGACGGCTTGGTAGCCGTCGCGTACTCTAGTAGACGCCCTCGCCTTTGACAATTGTGTCATTGGTAAGGATGTCCGCCGGATCGTGCGCGGTAAGGACCACGCCAACGAAGTCGTTGCGTTCAGCATCGGTGTGAGTGTTTTCGAACTCCCACGTCAGCGTGCAACGAGCAGTACGAACCACGCGAGGAACAGCGACACCATTGATCGTCTCCGTGACGACCGTGGGCATCGTGAACTTCTCGGTGGTCTTCTGTTTTCCGTTCACCCGGCGAGCGGAAATGCTCATCGACAGCTCGGAAAGCCCAACGCCACTGGCGTCGGGAAGAGCGACGGTGAAAACCGTGCCGTCAGCGCTCTTGAAGAGCGGTTTCAGCACGATCGGCACAGCCGGTGCAGACCGTTTCGCAACGGTAAGCGTTTGAAACTGGGGCATTCCAGTCCCTTTCTGCGGCCATCAGGCTCGCTGAAGAATCAACGCAATTGCGTTGAAGGCTTGGGTTGTGTTGAGCGAGACATTCAAGCTCAACGATGAAGGAGGTACGAAGTGGTTGTACGCCAGTCTTTCGAACTGGTGACAATCAACCCGTACTTTCGGAAGGATACCAGAGTCGCCAGATCCCGTCATGGGATTAAAGTCGACAAACGTCCCGTGACCCGTGAGGGTCTTGGAAACGTATCCAGTCTGGTACACAATCCCCGAACTCCACTGACGCGTACGAAGAAACCGTTCAACTGGAAGGATCCAATCTACTACGAAACTCCAGGGCGCCAGCGCCCAAATTAGGACTAGACCATCAAGGTCCGTCGCATAGCCTCCAGGTCCACTTAGACCCAAGGAATGCCAGTAGGCGAGAGTATCAGAAAGCGAAACCTTAACGGTTAAGCCACACTGAGCTCGCTGTTCCAGCTTTCCAGAAAGGCATTGGATGCTCGGTTTCGGATCGACAAGTACATGAGGAGAAACTTGAGTAGCAGCCCGCTTACGCGTGCTGATCGTCTTGTTCCTCGGTACCGACGATGCGAAGACAGCTTCAAGGGTAGATACTAAGGGTTTCACCCCATAGTAAAAGGCAAGCCAATGGCTTGCCAGCTCAGCAGAGATAGGCCCGTTCGGTCGCCGCTTCTTGCGCGTCTTAAAGGCTTTCCAAGGATTTCTCCTGTGCCGCCAGTAAAACTTGAAGAGGTTGACGATTTCGCGGAAGATCGACCAGCAAAGGTCGACAGTTTGCCGAGTTTGACCCAAATCTTCCATGATGTTCGCTCTATTACCTTCGAGCTCTAACATCGCGTTCTGAATGACTTGGTCAGTCATCCAGCCGGGAAGACTTACACTAGCACCAGAGTAGAAGGACCCGTGAGGGGCCCCGTACATGGTGATGCCACGGTACACGATAGAAGAGTTGGCCTCGTATTTATGAGACGATGTCTTCACACGTGGGTTTGCCAGCGAGGTAATCTTTCCTACCTTACGGAAGTAAGGCGTGGAGGACACTCCGTTGGACTTGATCGTGGCAGACTTGTTGGAGACGGCCTCCACAACCTGGCGCGAGCCAGACTGTGAGAGAGACCCAAACTCTTGGTACGCCGGACCGTATGAATAGGTTCGGTATACTTCGCGTTTGTGGTAACCAACAGCGTTAGTGTGAGCTGCGATTGTCATTTGGTGACCCCGTTTGGGACCACATGGCTGCCAAAACCATCATCTACCCGATTAATCGGATAGGTGAGGGGAGTAGTACTCCCAAGTGAAAATCCTGGATAGGATTTTCCAAGACAGCCGGAGAGCTCTCGAGAG